CCTTCGGCGGGAAGTTCGGGCTCGGTGCCTGCGGCGATTTTTGTGTAGGCCAGTTGCTCCTCGTTGGCTTCGATAGCGGCGGCGGGTCCGGGGTCGCGCACCAATAGGTCGGCAAGGTTGGGATCCACGGCGGCCATGATGAATTTCACAAGCCCAGCGCGGTCGATGACACCGGCGACATCCATTGGCACGATGGCCTCGGAGATATATTTCAACTTCACCCCAAGCGCTTCCGCGTCGAGGTTCTTGGCGTCCCAATCAATGATGAGATCAAACTTGCCTTGGATGCTTTCGCGGTCGGCTTCAAAAGGAATCGACTGCCCGCCGGAAACGCGCAGGATTTGCACCGGCAGCATGTATTGCTGCATGAGCTGGTAGGTCTGGGTGATGATGGCTTTGAAGTCGCGTAGCCAGCGGTCCACCGTGTGCTGTGTGACGAGAGCGACATAGTTGGGGTCCACTCCCTCGCCTGCCATGCCGAAGTATTCATTCACATCGCGGCGCACAGCGCGTTCGATCTCGATGGTGCCCTGGTCAAAGGGCGGCGGCTGCATCCAGCCAAACTCATTCGGGCGGCGTTCGGGGATTTGCACGGCTGGGCCGAGGATGATGTCCAGCTTGCCACGATTGGCAGGCACACGCATGGGGGGAAGGATGGCGATTCCGGCGCGGTCTGTTCTGTAGTCGCGCTGGGTTTTGATCTCCGCCTGCATGGTCGAGACGATCTCGGGGATGCCACGGGCTTCCAGTATGCACCGGCTCACGCGCTCGCGGGCCAGCTCGATGAAAGGATATTCGCCGTGGGAGTAGGGGGAAATTTCCTCCTTGGCAAAGATGTCTACATTCGGGTGCATGACGCGGCACATGACCTTTGTCGCGCCGGTCTTCTCGTCGGTCTCCTTGCTGTAAACATGCCAGATTTCCACCAGGTCGCGGTGGTCTTGCCAGAGGATGCTATCGCGGCGGTTCTGGTTCTGCTGCGAATACACCGGCCACAGGCTTGCGCCTATGTAGTTCTCGGCCTTCTCGTAAAACTCTTGGGGGTAGCCTTCGGTAAGCGTGCGCTCTTCCAGCTCCTCGCAAGTCACCATCTCGCGGCGGGCGATCCATGGAGCGCGTTGCAAGTCATAGGTGGCAGTAGGAAAAATGATGTCGTTGAAAGGCTCCAGCGCCGTCCACTCAGGCTTGCTCTCAAAAATGTATGGCTCGGTGTATTCCACCGTGCCGCCTTCGCGCAGCTTGCGGATATTGGCAGCCGTGCCGGTGCCGGGGGCGAATTGCTCGGCCAGCTCAATGGCGACTTCCTCCTGGAGCGGGTCCAGAATCGCACCGATAAACATGGCGAGCGGTGAGTTTGGGTCGCCCTGCTCTTGTGCCATCACGATGATGTCTTCGAGGCTGATGGATTTCTCCTCAATGCGTGTCGTCGTTTTCCAAAACACACCCATCACAGCGAGGCCGTAGGTGGCGCGGATGTTGAGGGCGAGTTCCAGCTCGCGCCGGAGGTCGGAGGCGCAGTGGGTGAAGAGCATCCATTTCAGCACGCTCTCAGCGGCCGTGCGCGACATGGCGTCGGTGGACTCCACCGGCATCATCTGCAAGCGGGCAGCAAAGGTGGAGGTAAGGCAAAGCTGGGTCTCGCGGTTGCAAACAAGATCGGCCAGGCGGATGCGGCTGTCGCTCGCGCCTTCCCAGGGGAAGACATTTTTGCCGAGGTTGGTGGCCCACTTGCGGCCATCCGAGGACTGCCCATCCCAGAGCGACATGCGGGTGTCGTAGTTCCGGCTGCGGATGGTGGAGAACCAACCGCCATCGGTGGCGGCCTCGGTGAGTTGGCCGATCCAATACTTCGTGTCGCGTGTGGGCTCAGAGTCGTCGTTCATGCGAAAGATTTGCCAGAGGCCGCTTTTGATGCGGTTACGGCCTGCGCGAAATAAGTGACCAGGGAAAAACATAACCCCGCCGCAATGCGTATGCTGGCAAAAGTGGAAATCATGCTGCTTTGAGGCCCGGCATGAGGATCATGGTCTTGCCTGTGCCGCCGCACCGCACGGTGCATTGCGGGAAGTTGCGCTTGAACCAGGCAATGAAATCGGGATCGTTCCAGCAACCGGGCACTTTCCAGTTCCAGAAGTGGTAGATCTGTGGGTCCACGGAAAGCGTCAAAGCGCCCACGCCCTCAATCGAGCGGAGGTCTTGCTTGGCATGGTCGGCAGCGATGAGATGCTGGCGGGCGTCGGCCTGCACAGCCTGGGAGTTCCACTGCGCGAAGAGTTCGTTTTTGGCCCCTTCGGCCACTTCGCCAGGTATGTCGCTGAGTGCTTCTTTGAGGATTTCCATAAAATAAATCCCCTGCCCCGTTTGCCGGCGGCCATCGTCGAGACGGCCACCGGCAAGGGCTGGGGGGCGGGATTACGTGGTCGCTGCGAATTTTCCGAGGACCGAGGGGTTCGAGACCGCTACGCCGAAGATGGCGTCGCAGAAGCCACGGCGTCCACCGCCACGGTCTTCAAGCTCTTCCATGCGGGGCTTGCGGTTGAATCCGATGGAGACGAGGTCCATGTCGAGCACATATCCGCGAGCGGCCGAGACGGCTGCTGCCGCGCCATGGGCGAGGTAGGTGGACACATGAAGTGACAGGATGCCGAAGTCGCCTTCGTAGATGTCGATGGTGTTCACGATCTTCTTGTCTTCCGCGTTGGAGTTGAAGGTGCGGACGCTGGACATGACATTCGTCGAGCCAGTCTGAGTGCGGATGAAGTTTGTGAACGCACGCTTGAGGGCGACGCCGCAAACGAGGTCGTAGTTCCGGCGAGCGCGGCGCACGCCGTAGATGCTCTGAAGCACATCGATGACATTGTTCTCGGTGAGAGAAGTGGTGACGGTCGTGTTGATCGAAGCGGCTGGGGTGCGGAATGCGGCATCCACGGCGGTCGCTGTATCGGCCTGCGCTGTGGCTTTGATCCACTCGCCGATGCCACGGGTGCGGTAGGGGGTCGATCCCGATTGCACCACGCTGTCGTTGTCGGAGCCCATGATGGCCTCGATGTCGATCTTCAGCTCAACGAGGGCCTTGGCTGCCGCCTTGTTGAAGGCTTGCTTTTTGCCAACGCCTGCGAGGTCGGCGACATTTTCAACAAGGTCGTCCACTTGGAACGCCCGGCGCACCTTTTGGATGCGGCCGCTGAGGAGAACGCGGTTGGCGTGCTCGTCGTCGAAGGTGGAAGCGTCTTCGTTAGCGAGGACGCCTGCGGTTTGTGGGTCGGAGTAGCGGTCGGCTGGCCACTGGAAGAGCACGTTGGCTGGTTCCTTGGACTTTTTGCACATGGAGAACAGAGGTGTGTCGCCGGGTTCGATTAGGACCATCGCGTCGGAAAGATCCTCGCGTTGGCCTTTGACTGTAGTGATGGAGGTTGCGGGCATAGTAGTAGTTTGGGGGGATTAGGTTTTGGGGTTGTTTAGTTGAAAAGTGATGCGACGAAATTTTCGGCGGCGTCACGGTTTCCAGACTTTTTCAACGCTTCGAGCGGGTCGGCTTGGGATTTGGTCTTAGGTGCGGCTGAGGGACTGACAACTTTCGGGGCTACGGCTGGCTTGGCGGCTGCCGGTGCGGCAGGCTTGGCCTTGGCTGTGGCGGCTTTCTTTTGGATGGCCTCGGCTTGCTGGAAGCGGAGGGCTTGTCCACGAATGGCGTCACCGATGATCAGCTCCAGATTCGGTAGCTTGGCGATGCCGGGATACGCTTGCAGCGTAGCCATCATCATTTGCCTGGCCGGTGATTCTTCTTGAAACAACTCGGGGTAAACCTGCCGGGCTTCGTGCTGGAAACTCTCGCGCTGGGCGAGGTAGTTCCGGCGGGCGGGCTCGGCCTTGAGAATCTGGCGGGCGACTCGCAGGCGTTCTTGAAGCTCTTGCTTCGTGAACTTGCGGGTGCTGCCGTCTCCCATAGGCACTTCCACTTCGCCGCCTTCGTAGTCGGCTTTCGCAATGAGATCGGGCACATTGTCGAGCACGGTATTGGCTGCGGCGAGGCGGCTTTCGAGGGCTTCGGCGCTGGTCACATCGGCCAGCGGGTCGGCTGCATCTTGCAGCACGATAGGCTGGGCGCGGGTGAGCGCATCCTTGGCGGCGGCGAGTTCAGCTTGCAGGCTGGTGGCTTGCTCCTCGGCGCTTTTGGCGCGGGCGGTGAGCTTGTCCACTCGCTTGGCGAGCTTCTTCACAGCGGGGGCTTCGGCAGACTCAGGGTCTTCCTCGGCGGTCTCGTCGGCGTCTTCCTCGGTGGCGTCTTCGGGTTGTTCAGTCGAATCGGACGGATCAGACGAATCCTCGGTGGACTCGGCGGGATCGGCGTCTTCGGGCTGATCTTCTGGGGTGTTGTCAGTAGGGGTCTCATCCGCGACTGCTTCCTGGTCGGCCTCGGGGGCCGCCGGAGTCTCATCAATGGTCGGGAGCTTGACTCCCAGCGCGTCGATGACTTCGCCGATGCTGAATGCTGTTTCTTTCTGTTCCATGGTTTGTGTTGCGTCCAAGTCGCGGTGTCAGAACTGAGGTCTGGTGCGGGTCCGACATTTTCACGGGCTCGCGGCGAGCAGTTCAGCACTCGCGCTGATACGGGATATGCCTGCAAAATTTGCAGAGCGAAACACACCCGCGCCGGAACCGACCGGAACCGACCGGAACCGACCGAAACCGACCGTAAATTTATTGCGGAACGACCATTTTCCTGGCGTCAGGAAATTGGTTATTTTTTGGAGTCGAATGCCTCGGCTCGTGTGCGCTCGATCTCCTCGCGCAAGGTGCGAAGGGCTTCCAAGCCGCCTGCGCTGTGGGCGAGCAAGCCGGGGTTCTGCGCCGTCTGCGGCATGCAGGTAATCTCCGCCGCGTCCTCAATCGCGTCGCTTAACTTTGCCAACACAGCACGAAACCAAAGCTCCTCCTGCGGCACACACCAAGCGGCTTGTAGGTCTTCGGCACTCATCAAAAAGGAATGTCAGGAGACTCAGAGAGCGGCACGGCCACTGGCTCTGCGGCGGAATCCTCGCGGGGTTTCTTCTGCTCGAAGTAGAGCTTGAAATACTTCTCACCGCTATCGCGGCTTTCGTTCACATACGCGCTGATCCAATACTCGCGGCCCTCAATCGTGCAGGAGCCCTTGTGCGTAGGTTGCGTTTCCTTTTCCTTTTTCTTGTTGCGGGAAAGGCTGCCGTGGTTGTCGGTGCGCTTGGTGCTCATGCCAGTTTTTCCAGATCGCTTGAGCGATACCAAGCGCGACTCCCGCGCTTGCGTATGGGTTTAATCAACGCACTTTCGACAAGCGTTCGGAATTGTCTCTCAGTAACCCCAAGACGGGCCATGACATCGCGGCGGCGGAGAAGTTTCATGCGACTTTGATTATAGGGGGTAGGTGTCAATAGCAGCCTCCTCCTCGGGTGCGGAGGGATTCTGGATCCACATATTCGACATCTCTGGCGAGAACGATGTAGCGGAGAACATCGATCCAGTCTTTGGTTGCGCCGTGTTTGCCGTCTTTGCCGGTCCAAGTTTTAAGCGAGTAGATGAGGTTTTTGCACCGCTCGCTGATGTAGAGCCTCGGGGAGTTGTCAGACCCAAGCGGCCGCTCCTCGTCGAAGGCGAGCCAATCGTTGATGATGCCGACGCCTTCGGTGATGGCTTTGCCGGAGGTGGCCTTGAAGTCTAAGCCCATACGGTCGTCGCATTGTTCGATGAGGGTGCGAACGCCTTCCTCCGTCATGGTGGGCGTATTGCCGTAGCGAGAATCCATCCAGCGTTCTTCGACCTTGGCGATTTCATCGGCTTTCTCAGCAGCCTCGATGACGGCTTTGTATTCTTTGAATCCAAACCAGCAGCAGGCTTTTTGTGCGGGACCAGGGCGGCCGTCTTCGAGCTTGCCATCGGCCTCAGCCCACGGGCCGGGGTAGCCGACGCCTTCGATGTATTCCAGTTGGTTTGGCCATTCGCGGTAAATCCAACAACGGTTGTCTGGAGTGAATCGAATCCACAACATGGCCCACGCTTTGCCTTCGCCGGGATCGACGAAATGGAAGACGGTTCCCTCCTTGGGAATTTTGTCGTGCGGGACGACATGCACATTCTCGCG